CCGATCTCTCGTCACAATAGGTATCTTGTAATTTTATTTGGAGTACTTTATTCTGGTCGCCTCTTTATCTCTTTGCCTTGATACTTCTTTGGTCTTTCGAATGAGTCGTTGTACACTCTACAGTGAATTAACTCGCCTTTGTTACCATGAATCTCCATCTTCAGGTTGAAGTCCACACCTGTAACCATAACGTCACAGAAACTGGCATCGAACTTCTTCATGGCTCTGAGAAAGATGGCCAGTGATTCTTCGTTGTTGATTACATCTTTATAGGAAGGTTTTTCGCTCATATTGGTTACCCGAAGTCAAACATTCTTGAGACAATTTTCTTACCTGTCTTTGTATCCTTGGCTCCCTCAATAACACGTGCCAGTCCCAACATGTTTTCAGGGGTGCAGGGAAAGTCCACAGTTAGGTGTGCAACGTTGGGCCTCATCACACAAGCATTAGCATACTCCAGCAAAGACATGCCGGAAGCTGGCGGCTGTGTGGAAATGTCCATGGAGAAATTTTCTACTGGTATCTTTATTTCCATATCACCACAGGTCAATGTTACTTCCAAATTGGTTGCCATTATAAGTATTCACTGTTCATTTTGTGTGCTAGTATTGTCTCAACCTCATTCCAGTCAACCCAAGGACGACCACCAGATGGATTGTCAGCGAGGGGACAACCAATGGCAGCATCATCCACATAGTAGTGAGCATATGCCTTTGGTGAGTTTGTCCAGGTGTGTTGGGTGGGGTTGTTGTTTACCCCGAAGAGTTTGATTCCTTTTTCTGTAAACCAGTTAACTGCTTTTTCCAGTTCTTGGTCACTTCGCATTGTCCACAGTATTATCTGTACACCAGCCCTGTCCAACTTTCTTAGACACTCCACAGCACCAGGTACATCCTGCCCTGTCTCTGGATATATGTGCTCTACACAAGTACCATCGAAATCAACTGCTAAAGTAAACGTCATCTCTACTCTTTTACCTTTTCAGTGTTAATCATCAGTAAAAACTAAATCCAAATGCCCGTTCAGAGATTGAAACTTGGATCTAACTGTTCCATCGCACTTTGCGTGGGCTTTGAATCCGTCAGAGTAAAATACCCATATTTCACAATCCCCACACGGTTTTCTACAGATGTCACATACTGGTGGAACATATGGAGTTTCTGGTTTTGGTGTATTATTGCTCATCTGGCTCAACTCCAGTTCCATGACATTCTGGACACGTAACCGGTACAGTGCCCGTGTGTATTTCGCACGGTTGTAGAATTGTTCCCATACCATTACATCGGAGGCATTTCGACTTGGCCGGTTCTTTTTTCTTCCAACCGAAACCATCCTTACCAGCATTTGCCAAAGCAATATAGCAGGCTTGCTTGGCAGTGTGAAGTTCGTCAGCCTTGTGCCATATTGCACCACATATTTTATATGTTGGCGGATAGCCATCACCCCCGTCATCAACAACAGCAACCACAACAGACTGCACAATTAACTGATGTCTTTTAGGTTCTACTTGGCTTGTAATCCAAAAAGCATCATCCGGTATTATCAGGTCGCGTTCCGTTGTGGCCTCTTCAACATCCTCGTAGACGGCAATCTCGGCTTTTGTTCCAGGTGGAAAACCGGCTGCCCGCACTCCACCCATGCAAGCATAAGGAAAACCATTTTGTAAGAAGCATCCATTTTCTGATACAACGTATTCGCTAACGACTCTGCGTTTTTTCATCACTCGCTCCTTGCCGCTTCAACTGCTTGAGCATTGCAAACTTCTTGAGCCACCAATAATACAGATTCTATTTCCTCCATGGCTACATCAGTCTGCCTGTGGATTGTATCCAAAAACTTCCAATCCAGCTTCCATCCGTTTCTCATTGTTTTTTCACTGGCTTTTGGAAGGAAAATACACATATCCTCTTTATTTGGTAACTTGTCAATGATTGCTTGTAGTCGTTCGTTTTCCTCTTCCAAGTCGCTGATATATTCCCTGCTGCAATCCGGCAGGTTGGCAAGTTCATAAGCACTCGGTTCTATCATCTTTTCTCACTCTCCAGTATTTCCAGTTTCTCAAACGCTTCTTTCATTTGCAGTCCGTGTATGTACAAACTTGGGTATGCATCAGTAGAGCCTTCGTTTGCCCACCAACCTTTTCTAAACAACTCGTCTTGTTTCACTTGAGAAACACAGAATGATTCGAATCCTGTTATGCCACCTTTAACCACTCTTACAACATCCCCAAAACTGTTGTAGTCCAGCTCCAGTAAAAGATCGACGGTTTTGGGGGTTCCATTAAAGCAATCGAAGCTAACACCCTGTACTTCTACAGTATTCATAAAGCCTCCAGTACTAAGTGAACGAAGTTCTTGTGCTCACCACACTGTACACGTTCAGGATAGTCATTAAGAGATGGGTGTCCTTCCCTACAGATAGACCACCCGTGAGAAGTTCCTGATGGTTTTTCCTTGTTGCACCACTCAACTATTCTCTCATCAGATAACTCTTTGGGAGCACAAACTTTTAGTAGTTTGTTTTGGTGATCCATTACAACAGTTATACGCTTTTGCATATGTTCTTCTCCTTTGATATGCTGTTTCCCCTATTATATGCTTTACTTCTTGCTTTCTTGTGAGAAGTCAAATGCTCGTTTGCTCTTTCTCTTACCACTGGCTTTCTCCAACAATCGCTTCGTGGTACTGTCCATGTTGCCCATCGTCTTATCCAGCAGTCCCTCGATTATGTCCTTCACTACTTTCTCGTAACAAGTGAAACAAACACACTTTCGTATAACACACCCTCTAATCTCCAGAGAGTAAGCCCTTATGTTTTGCATGGAACACTTACAATCTTCACAGGTCTTGTAGATGCTTGGTTTTCGAACTCCCAGTTTATTCTCCAGATATTCTCTCATCTGGGCAAGGTCTTCTTTTAGCTCAGTTACGTTTTTGCTGTCAACGTTTGGATACTTGTTTGAGTTTGATATAGCCATGCTCATAGCTGTAGAGAAAGCAGCACCTCCGGGATAATCACACATTCTGTACATTTCGATAGCATATGCTCGTGCTCGTGCCTGTACAGATTCATTCAATTCCCGTATCAACAACTCATCTTTAGCATAATCCATTTCGCCCACTATATCATCTCGTGGTGGTTGTGCCTCTATAAACCAACTCAGCTCTCTTAACCCATCTTCAGAGTAGTTCAACTCACTTATCACCTCAGAGAATTCAGAATCATTCATTTTCTTTTTCCGCCAATAAACTGCTTGCGTCTGTCAAAATTACGACCCGTAAAATGTTCGATCGTATTTATATTATAAGAGTTGTATCCAGCTCTTCGGACCAACCGCTCATAGCAGTCTCTACAGATGGGCAACTTTGTTTTACAGTTGCACTCGTCAAGAAATATAGCGTCAGACCTTGCTATCGCCCGATGGCAGTCTCGGCAGAATAGTTCTTCCTTCATTGCTCTGCTCAACCTTTATATCCATGGCTAGACCGCAGTAGATTAAGACTTCTACTTCTACACCCGCCCACTTGTTTAGCTGTGTTCTTAACTTTTTTTCTTGCTCCGATGTGGGCATGAAGTTTGTTCTAACCAAGATCCTATCACCTGGTTGAAACTGTATCCTGGTACAGTTTATGTCTGCCAGTCTGGGCATTCTATCCATCGTTTGAGTCCTTATCCAACCCACGAGACATTGCTGCAGAGGCCAGAGCAGACGACATGTACGTATTGATTAAGATAAACGCACGTTCTTCCGTGAACCCCTGCTCTTGCAATTTCGTATACAGCCGATACAACAACCTGGGCAGGGTTTCCAGTATGGCTTCTTCATGCTGATCCATCTGCTGTTGTCTTCTGATATTGGCCTTTTGAAAATCATCCATTTCGATTTCTTTCTATAAAAAGTAGAGGAGTGTGGCTGCCTTCGTCACTCTTACAAACCAAGTCCACCACACCCCTCCAACGGAGACGTTTACTCTTCAGGATCTTCTGCTTCCTCTTCCTCAGAAACAGGATCCTCATCTTCCAACTCGACGGTTTCCTGGATGGGTAGCTGTTGAACTTGCAAGGCGTCGATGGGCACATCTGGTGCCACTTTGTCCACGCAAACAAACTCGGTCACACGTGGAATCTGCTTGTTGCCATTCTTGTCTTCATACGACAACGCCAACGAAACCAATTCCTCTTCAACTGCCTTGATCTGTATGACTTGGGGTTCCTTCCCAAACTCATAAGTCATTTCCACACTGGGGTTGCTCGCATCTTGAAACAACCCATCACACGTCAGATGCTGCTTTACAGCATCATTACCTTCAGGAACTGCGGCCAAGTTCACTTGATACGTGAACACGTTCACAACTCTCCCCATAACTACTTCCTCCTTTTGTTGAAGTACTTTAACTGTCATTCTCTCGGCCATACTTAGCCGAAAGGATAATCCCTTCACAGCAGATTCCAACTCCTGTAGTTTTTTATACTGCTGTACTAGAGCTTCCTCAACTAAAGCGGATTTCCTTTGAACTAGAGAACCCAGCTCTACAATCTGCTTTAGAACTTCTTTGTTTGTGACCCACATCTGTTCTTCCCTATTATATGTTTACCGACTCCACTCTACCTGCTTGATAGGCTGGTTTCTCAACTGACAGTTCATATTCACTGTCCACTGTGCAATTCGCCTTGTTGCTTGCAACTCCTCCAATGAGTTTCGGAAGTCGGCTTTCTTGTGTCGCAAGGACATGGTCCTCCACAACAACATGTCCTTGTCCAAGTCTTGTGGTGGGACAAGCTCTACTCCCATTATTCGCAACCAACTTCCCGTCAGTTCCACAAACCTCACTTCTACAGCATGGCCTAGCTGTATCGTATCAATAGAGCTCTTTATCAATACGTTTCTATGTATGAACTTACTCACTTGATCTTCTTTCTTATGTGTTTAGAATCTCGCCTTCAAACAACTCTGCTAACCGGAGGAACAACTTTTCTGAGACTCACCTGCTATGGTCAACTCATTTAACAACCATTCCAACCGTTTGTTTGGGCACTTCCACTTTCCTTCATGTAGTACAGCGATGTCCTCACTTATTTTCACCCTTATCATACTAACACACCGCGTTTCCTTTTTGCCATTTCTTCAATCCTACACGCCAAGCAAGGTAACTGTACCAATCTACCACACTTGTGGCAACGTTCAACTGCTCCCGTCCATCCTGCTTTCAGTGTGTATTCCTTTGACTCTTTGTTTTCAGCAATATCGTACTCAGTACAACCAAGTGGTTGATACTTTACATAACCACGTCTTAGTATACTCCTAACGGTTTGACGTGATATGTGAAACCTGGCAGATATTGCCTGCTGCGACATCTTGCCTTTACATTCTAAAACTGCTTGTTGTATGTCGGGGTGTATCATTTTAGATTTTCTACTGTTTCTTTGAATTTCTCCTCCAACTGTATATCCTTATTATATTCTTCCACTCGCTGATTGTATTGCTCAATCATGTCCCGAGCTTCTAGGTCTTGCAACCCATATTCTATGACAATAGTGCACTGGCAGTTGCAGCGCTCACCAGGGGGAAGGCTATAATGAGCAGGCCATGGAATCTTATATCCTGAGAGTGTCCACATTCCCTCTTTATCAGCCGGTACACCGTCCAGTATTGCGTGCGAATCCCTGGTGGTGGTTCCTAGGGCCGATTGCCACATAGGCCGTAATGTGCCCACTAGCTGTGGATCATTTACTATCTCATCCATAGAGGCTTTTCTGGCACCGTTCAGTGCATGACCTGATTCCGTACGGGCTATGTTCATGGCCCGGGACTCTGCATACTCGTCGCTGAGGTCGGTCATCTCTTGAGCGATGTCACCCATTGACTTGCCGTTGCGTATACCAGCTCTCAGTAACTCATTGACATCGTTGCCATAACTCTGCTCGATATCGTCCCAGTAGCTTTGTGAGAAAGTGTCTGTCAACTGCTGTGCTATATTTTCCAACATCCAGTCGGGATACTCAGTCAAAAAGTCAACAGAGACACCATTGGCAACCAGAACTTCTCGTAGTTCCGCTGCTTGGTTTGGGTTTTTGGCTAACCACTCGGATGCTGTACTAGGCATTTATTTCTTTACTTTTTGAGTGTTTGTGAAAAGTTTCTCAACTCTGTTTAACATGTATGAAGGGATTTTGCTTGTCCAACCCCCTCTAGACATTATGTTTTGAAAAGCATCGGAACTTATTTCCACTGCTTTGTCTCCATCGTCTTCAAAGAACACTTGAAACAAAACACTTTCCCTTTCTACAACACAAGAATCTCCATTACTCACTAATAGTTTCAATGAAGTCCCTCCTTTCCCAAGTGATTCCTGCCCTGCTTAATTCTTTTTTCAAACCACTATCAGGATCCTTTCCATAAAAAACCACCGTATCAATATCTTTACTGGAGACGCTGCCATGTACTTGTGCCTCCCAATAGTTCAAACGATCATCAGTACTTGGTTTTTTATAATTTTCATCTTCCCAGTGTGAAGGAACCGATTTATAGGAAGGTTTCTTCAAAGGGGACGCAAGAAATAAAACACCTGGTTGTTTTTCCAGTATTGACTTATTACTATCCCACGAATCAGAGTAAACAAAACTAGTGCGTTCCTTTACAGAATCTTTCAACTTAACTCTAACATTTCCATATCCTGAAATATCATCTGCGAGAAAAGGTTTCCCTCTGTTAGGATATGACATAGTAACACTTGTTGCTTGTCCTGACATCGACAAGTATCCATAGATTGGTGAATCTTCAAAATAATTACTTTCAAAATTTCTTCTTTCTACTGCATCAAAGTAACCGTTGGATTTGCTAGTTTCATGTGCTGTTTTGAATCTACCCTCCTGCAGTATTTTACCCAACGTAGCTGAAGACATGCCAACGTAAACATTCAAATCTGACACCTGATTTACAAACTCTTGCATAAGAGCTTTTTTCTCTTGTGTGATTTCTTTGTGTGTTTCATCCCATAATTTCACTACATAATCTTTTCCCAAAACATCAGGTTTAATAGATCCACCTCCTGTACCTCCACCTGTATCAGGAGCCATGTGGGCTCCTGAGCCGG